CGCGTATCGTAAAGCAAATCCCGGTTCTAAGCTAAAAACTGCTGTAACAGGAAAGGTAAAGCCCGGAAGTAAAGCAGCAAAGCGGCGTAAATCGTTCTGCGCACGTTCTGCAGGCCAAATGAAGAAGTTTCCAAAAGCGGCAAAAGACCCTAATTCACGCCTAAGACAAGCAAGGAAAAGATGGAAGTGCTAATGGCTGATAAAAGCGTACACGATTTGGAGTTGGAATTAGTGAAGTTTCAGACTCAACAAGATCATTTAGTCGATAGCGTAGATAAGCTAAAAGATGACATGAAAGAAGTTAAAGTCACTTTGTTTCAAGCAAAGTGGATGATTGTTGGTGCTTTGCTTGTGGCTGGACTGATGAATAGTGATATGCTTATGGAAGCCATAATAGGATTTGCTAAATAATGGCGATTGGTCGTTCTCAAATGTCTCAACAGGTGTCTAAGCCACCTATGAAGAAAAAGGTGAAGAAAAATGCCAAAAGACGCATGCTACAAAAAGGTAAAAGCAAGGTACAAAGTGTTTCCAAGCGCATACGCAAGCGGAGCAATCGCAAAGTGTCGTAAAGTTGGGGCAAAAAACTGGGGAAACAAAAGTAAAGTTAAAAAAGCTGCTCAAGGTGGTGTTATGATGCCATCAAACGAGTTTCGCAAGCGTCCAGTGCGCCGTATGTTAGGTGGCGGAGAGGCGATTGCAAATGGATGCGGCAAAGTAATGACAAATCGTCGCAAGGTAACAAAGTTGAGCTAATGGCTGTTCGTAAGACAAAAAAAGGTGCTGCACTCAAGCGTTGGTTTAAAGAGGACTGGAAAGATGTCCGCACTGGCAAGGCTTGTGGTCGCAAAAAGGGAGAAAAAAGAGGCACACCATATTGCAGACCAACAAAGCGTGTGAGTTCTAAAACACCAAAAACAGCGTCAGAGATGACATCGACTGAAAAGCGTAGTAGAATAGCTCAAAAGAAGCGTCTTGGGCAACCTGCAGGAAAACCGAAGCGCGTTAAGTCGCTTAGAAGGAAAAAGAAATGACCGTATCAGGTTCAACAGACTTTGAATTAGATGTCGCAGAGTACATCGAAGAGGCTTTTGAGCGTTGTGGCTTGGAAGCCCGTACAGGTTATGATTTGCGCACAGCAAAGCGTTCTTTGAACCTTATGTTTGCAGATTGGGCTAACCGTGGCTTAAATCAGTGGACAATCAAGCAAAGAACCATCACAGCGGTAGAATCTGATGGCGATTACACTCTAGATGGCGATGTTATAGACATTTTGTCCGCAGTTGTTCGTCGTAGCGGTACAGATTACACAATAGATCGCATCAGCCGTGACGAATATCTAGCAATTCCAACAAAAACAACGACTGGTCGCATTACTCAGTTTTTTGTTGATCGTCAGATAACGCCCGTTTTGAAGGTTTGGCCTGTTCCAGATAACGATACAGATGTCATTGTGTATGACTGCCTGACTCGTATTGATGATGCAGACACGCAAACAAACACTGCAGATGTTCCATTCCGATTTTATCCCTGCCTTTCTGCAGGGCTTGCATATTACATTGCTCTAAAACGTGCGCCTGAACGTGTTCAAATGCTAAAGGCGGTGTATGAAGAAGAAATGCGCCGTGCGATTGATGAAGATAGAGATCGCGCATCATTCCAGATAACACCAAGTTTAAGGAATTATCGCATTGTCTAAATTCGCAACAGGTAAATGGGCCTACGGCATTTCAGACCGATCTGGTTTCAGATATCGGTTAAAAGACATGCGTAAAGAGTGGAATGGCCTTCTTGTTGGTAAAGATGAATGGGAAGAAAAGCATCCACAATTAGAGCCTTTACGAGTCCCCCCAGACCCACAGGCTATTAAAGATGCAAGACCAGAGCCAGATTTGAATCAAGAAAGAAACATTCAGTGGAGTTGGAATCCTATTGGCGGACCCTCTGATGGTGGCTTGACTCCTAATAGATTAAAAATGACAGGCTCTGTGGGAGCAGTTACGGTGGTGACGACATGAGTTTTACATACGCACAGCTTAAACAGGCAATTCAGGATTACACTGAAAATGATGAAACTACATTCGTCACAAACTTGCCTTTGTTTATTCGACAAGCTGAAGAACGTATTTTAAAAAGCGTTCAACTTAGTCTATTCAGAAAAAACGCAACAGCGGCAACTACGGCAAGCAATAAATACTTAGCGTGTCCAAGTGACTTTTTAGCTCCGTTTTCTTTAAGTCTAGCAGGTGCTGATGGGGATAAGTTCTTTATTGATTTTAAAGACCCTAGCTTTTTGCAAAGCTATACTCCTGACTCAACTACAACTGGTGCGCCTCGTTATTATTCACAGTTTGATGTGGATAATTTTATGTTAGCTCCAACTCCAGATACTACATACACTGCAGAACTTCATTACTTCTATAGACCTGCAAGTTTGACTGCAGGTACAGATAGCGGAACCACTTGGTTAAGTATAAATGCAGAGTTAACTCTTCTTTATGGCTCTCTTGTCGAGGCTTATCTATTTATGAAAGGTGAGCAAGATATGATGGCGTATTACGATAAAAGGTTTACTGAATCGCTTTCTGGCCTCAAGATGCTAGGCGAAGCCAAAGAAACAACGGATGAATACCGCACTGGTAAAGTTATAAGGGCGAAACAATAATGTTTGAGTTTGGTTTAGATATTCAAAAAGATGGTCCGGTTGTTGGAGTTCGCACAACAGAGAACAGGGGGTTTACCCCTGAAGAACTTGCGCAGCAATGCGTAGAGAAAATTATTTCGGTTTCCGATGATGCCCATCCCGGCATACGGGACCAAGCTCGTGCTTTTCAAAAGCACATAGAAATGCTTGTTGCAAATTATATGCGGCAGGCTATTCGCAGCGACCGCACAACAGTGTATAATGCACTTAATGATGCGGGACATCCCGAACTGGCTGAACTTATAAGGAGACTTTAAATGGCCTTTACTGGAAACTACATGTGTACATCGTTTAAGCAGGAACTGCTTCAAGCGCAACACGACTTCACAGCGTCAACTGGGCACACTTTTAAGTTGGCTCTTTATGACAACAATGCGTCTTTTACGGCAGCAACTACTGATTACACGGCAACAGACGAAGTAAGCGCGTCTGGGTCGTATTCAGCAGGTGGTGGCACGTTGACTAACGTAACCCCAACGACTTCAGGAACTACAGCGTTTACTGATTTCGGTGATTTAACGTTTACGTCTGCGACAATCACTGCGCGTGGAGCGTTGATTTACAACACCACAACAGGTGGCGGGTCTAGCACAACAGACACCGTTGTTGTTTTGGACTTTGGTTCCGATAAATCTTCGACATCTGGAGATTTCCAGATTGTGTTCCCTACAGCGGATGCGACTAACGCGATTATCAGAATTGCTTAAATATGGTTGTTTTAGCCAATAGAATTAAGGTCGCTACGGCAACCACAGGCACAGGCACGATAACGCTTGGAGCTGCTGAGACAGGCTATCAGTCGTTTGCGGATGGCGGGGTGTCTGATGCTGATGTTGTGCGTTACACGATAGAAGATGGTGACGCTTGGGAAATTGGCACTGGCACCTATACCGCCACTGGCACAACGCTTTCACGCACATTGACTGAAAGTTCAACAGGCTCTTTGCTTAACCTGTCTGGCAGCGCGGTCGTGTTTATTACGGCTGCGGCAGAAGATTTAATCTTAGAAAGTGGCGGCACATTTTCTGGTGATATTGCATTAAGCAATGTTAACATTGTCTTTGAAGGATCAACTGCTGACGATTTTGAAACCACACTTACAGTGGTAGACCCCGAAGCTGATCGCACAATTTCCCTGCCAGACCAAAGCGGTCAGGTAATGCTTTGGCAGAATAATTTTTTGCAAGGCGATAGCGACGATAACTACTTTAATATTCCTATAGGCGATGACGCTTTAAGCTCAATGGCTTATGGTTCTTCTTTTTGGAATGTAGCCATAGGTTCAGGCGCAGGAGCCGCAATAACGGGTGGTGACGCGAATGTTTTAGTTGGTCATGAAGCAGGAAATGATTTAACCACTGCTACTAACAACGTAGCAATAGGGTTTCAATCCTTTGATAACAATACTGGAGCTGCAAGCTCTGTAGCAGTTGGTTATCAAGCATTGCACGGCGCATTAACGGGAATAAGCAATACAGCAGTTGGCAGAGCTTCATTAGGTAGTACAACTTCTGGAGAATATAATACAGCAGTTGGTAGGAGTGCTGGATTTAATATAACTACAGGAAATTATAATGTTGTAGTTGGCGCTCAGGCTCTTGATGGTGGTAATGGTGATGATAACGTAGCAGTTGGTTATCAAGCATTAACCAGCAGCAGTTTTGCAGGCAGTAATAATATTGCAGTAGGAAGGCAAGCGGGTGAAAGCGTAACCTTTGGCACTCATAATATCGCCATTGGACGAGAGGCAGGCGCTGACACAACCACAGGTTCTCAAAATATCGCTGTTGGTGGTTATGCTTTAACTGTTAACACGGGATCAAGTAACATAGCAGTCGGTTATGGCGCAGTGGGTGGGACAGGAGCAGGCACTGGCAACGTAGGTGCTGGACACCAAGCTCTTTTAGATGTAACCAGTGGCAATTATAACACAGCATTAGGCTATCAAGCGGGTTTTAACTTAACTACAGCGAGTAATAATGTCGCTATTGGCGTTTCCGCCATGTATGATAACGCGACTGATACAAATTCAGTGGCTGTCGGTAGTAACGCAGGTCGCGGCACTTTTCTAACAGGCGGCACTTATGTAGGTTCTTTGGCAGGGAACTATGCCGTAAGCAGTAAAGACTACCAAGTCGCTATTGGCTATAATGCCATGAATGACTGTGATGGTGATTATAGTGTGGCTATTGGCTATGATGCAATGTCAGATGGAAATCATCAGCGTTCAGTTGC